TAACCCAGAAAGAATAAGAAAAGAAGTTAAGAGGCAAATGGAATACTTAGATAAGTTATATACTTATTCTCAATTTTTAGGATTAGATGAGCAGCATGTTAAAGTATATGACAGGGACAATAATCAAATAGTTAACACAGAATCAAATAGAGATAATATAGTGGCCAAGCATATACAGGGGTATCGTCCTGACACTCCTTTATTTGATTTTCTAAAAAGAAATAGAATAAAGACTCCAGACTTTGAATCTTGGTTAGAATCTAGAAGTGATAAAGAAACAGACTTTATTGGTCTATTGAAGGGTTGGCAACAAGAAGCAATATTAGAACAAGTAGATAAATAATTATGAAATTAGAAGTATTAAGAATATCAAGTGCACCTGACTCAACGTCTGGTATATTATTTATAGTAGATGAAGATGAGAGAAGCTTTGTTTGCTACACATTAGAAGATGAATATAGAAAAGAAAAAAAATATGGAGAAACAAGAATCCCTGCTGGGACATATAAAGTTAAGCTTAGAACAGAAGGTGGGTACCATCAAAAATATTCTAAAAGGTTTCCTTCAATTCATAGGGGCATGCTCCATATTACTGACGTACCTAACTTTGAGTATATCCTTATTCACTGTGGTAATACTGATGAGCATACTGCAGGATGCCTACTCGTGGGCGACTCGCAAGAGAACAACCAGTTAATGGGTAATGGATTCATAGGCAAGTCCACACAAGCATACAAAAGAATATATCCAAAGATAGCTGAAGAGCTACTTAATAACAATGAGGTGTTAATAACTTATAAGGATATTGCGTAAGTAACGTATATTTTTATTATATTTACGTCACATAATGTTTAGTTTTGGGGGTGGATTTGATTATACATTAAGTCTACCCCTATTTTTTTAGTAACAATGAGAGATTATAAAGACGAATACAAGAAGTTTCAATCTAGTCCTAAGCAGAGAGCTGATAACAGGAAGAGAAAGAGAGATAGATACAAGATGGCTAAGAAAGGTCTTGTAACTAAAGGTGATGGAAAAGAAGTTCATCATGTTGATGGTATTGGTTCTAATAAATTAACTGTTTCTGAAAAATCTAAAAACAGAGGAAAAAAGAATGAAGGTGGAAGAAGGAAGGGTGTTGGACACAACTACCCAAAAAAAAGAAAATATGTCAATAAAAGAAAAAAAGACTAAGCAGTTAGGAATGAACCCTAGTACTGCTTCTAACAGGTTGAGAAAATCAATACTGTTTAGTTTTGCTCAAAAACTTGGTTATGCATGGTGTTATCAGTGTGCTACAGAAATAAAAGACATAGATAAATTTACAATAGAACATAAAGAGCCTTGGCTGGATTCAAAAAGTCCTGTTGAAGCTTTTTTTGATTTAGATAATATAGCTTTCTCTCACGCTGAATGTAATTATAGAGCTGCTAGAGTAAAAGAAGGCATGCCTTGTCCATCAGTAACTGCATACAGAAAGGGTTGCAGATGTGATGGATGTAAGGAAGCTAGGAGAGAGTATAGAAATAAAAGAAAACAATTAAAGGGAAGAGAAGATGACAAAGGAAAAGAAACCAAGCCTGATACAAAAAGCGAAAAACCTAGTGAAGGAGACAGCCAAGCATCTAGCTAATGGTGCTCAAAACGTTACTAAAAAAGAATATCTGAGCAGAATGGATATTTGCAATTCTTGTGTTCACTTTATTCATAAAGATAATACTTGTGGTATATGTGGTTGTTTGATGCATATAAAAGCTAAATGGCAGACATCACAATGTCCTAAGGATAAATGGGATAAATTAGACTACAAACACGAGCCACCTAAAAAGGTTTACAAATGGGATGTTTATGAGAAAAATTAAAAGAATTGGTTTTGGAGCTGAGTTCTCTAATGGTATACTGTTTGGATTAAGACATTATGAGCCAGACGATATACACAATTACTATGAAATACACTTTTATTTAGGATTGATTGTTTGCTTTATAACAATAGAGCACTAGAGTTTTGACTTTATAGAATTAAGCTTTGCCTTAAGTTCACTGACCTTAGACTCAAACCTAGCTCTTTTGATTTTTTTTCTAAGTGTGTTAAGCATGGTTAACTTATCTCTTCTCGCTTTATTTCTTGCATTAGCTTTTCCCATCTTTTATCTGTGTTGGTGTAAAGGTTCCACTTTCTAGATTGATTGTCCCATCACCATACTTCTTTTTAAACTTCTCAGAAATCTTATTCTCCTTAGTTTGATTGCCTTTAAATTTAGCAGTCAAGTCATCCTCTATCTTTTCCATTTCAGTAAGCTTTGCTCTAAGCATAATAAGCTCTACCTTGACTCTTCCAAAGTCAACCATTATTCTACTATTCTCTTCTCTGATTTGTTTAACTTCTTTTAATTCTTTTTCCTCTAGTTTAACTATTTTTTCCATTGTCTTTAATTTTATTATTAATTTTTACCTTCTCGATTGAACGACCAGCGAAGTACGCTGAGTACACGCAAAGTAGCAAAGTTTGATAAATTGGGACGTATGCTGGTGAAATTGAAAATCCACCAAGGTTCCCATCAAACACTGATATTACCACAAACACGAAGGTTAAGAATATTAATGTTAGTGGTCTTATATTAGCTGGAAGCCAACCTGCTTTCGCATCAGCCTCCCATCTTCTTGTTACTTGTTCTTGAGCATTTGCTTTAGCATTTTCAAGCATTGTTTTCATTTGCAACTTTAAGGACAATTTCTCCTCTTCTGTTGTTACAACCTCATCAATAATACTGGATGCATTACCTATTAAGCTTTTAAATATTCCTCCTAGCATCGTGCTTTGTTTTACGTGTATACTTTTTCTTATTTTTATATGGCTTAGACCTTAAGTCCATACCATTGTTCTTAGCCTCAATATCAGAATCTCTTCTAGTCATTTTAGCTATTCTTTTTTTGTCTGCCTCTGATATTTTAATCTTCTCTTTTATCATATCAATACATTGAAGTATTTGTTTTTTACTTCCAGGCATGTAAAGTTCGTAATTTAGATTGTTTTTTACAAGGTATTGCTTAAAAAGTTTCCATTTAAGATTGAATACATCAGTCTTCATTCCTTTAACTTCTATTATCCATCCATCCTTTAGATTGGTGAAGTCAGGCAAGTAGGTTGTGGACCTGATACTCGTCAAAGCCTGGTCAAACACCAACTTACCTTTCTTCTTCCTTTTTTCTATGCTTACATTTTCGTATTTAAACTTCTCCATAAGAACAAACTTCTCTTTCTCATAATCAAATTTAATACCTTCTTTTTTTAGTTCAGAGTAAGTGAAAGCCTCAAGCCTAGACCTAAATTCTATGCCATCTATTTTTGTTGTCTCAACATTTTTTACCCTTCCCCTCTTTTTCCTATTCTTCATAGTCTAATATAGGAACATTGGAAATATATTCCAAACCTCTCCATTCTATGGAGTTCATATACCAGCCTGTTTCATTGTCAAAGTTATAGAAAAAAACTGCAAAGTCTCCTTTTATTTCAAACCTATCTCCAAATGGAACAGCGTATGTATGATACCCCTCCTTGTCTAAACCTATATAAATCATAGGATAACTATTACCTGTATCCAAACGTTTTTTATAAGCTCTAAAACCATTATCAGTTATATGAATAAAATCTTGATATTCTGAGTAATAAGGGTCTCCAACCTGGATACCATTATCCCATTCAAAATTTAAAACCTCAACAGCTTTATAAACACCACTTTTGACTTGTGAAAATCCCTGTAACGTCAGAGAAACAATCACTAAAAAAATTGCCTTCTTCATAATAAATTAAATTTAAATTAACACTATTCCTCTACAGGACTTTCCTCTAGAGTTTTTTTAGTTGATATTTCTTTACTTAATATTAGTTCTAAGAAATATTTATAATGTTTTTTGTAATCCTTCTCAGCTTCTTCTGTATATGTGGCTCCCACATATTCTTGATAGGTTTCTTCATAAGGAGAAAATCCTAAAGCTTCCCATTTCTTTTCTACTTTTCTTTGTGCAAGCAGAGCAGCCAACTGTTCTGCGTGTATTTTAATAGTTGTATAACACATAATTTATATATTAATTAATACTCATTTAATATAAGGGTATCTGTGTCGAACAATTCGAGGTTTGGGACGACCTTTTTATAAACCTCTCACAGACACCCTTATTAATTTTGTACACCCAGTAGGACTTGAACCTACAACCTACAGCTTAGAAGGCTGTTGCTCTATCCAGTTGAGCTATGGGTGCATTTAATGTACATCATTACTCATTCCCAATTCTTCTCTCCATTTCCACCCTGTTACTTTTACTTCAACATTTTGACTTGTTTTAACCAAACCTTTAATTCTATTTAGTAAAAAATTATTTTCATTTAATTCTTTTACACTGTCACCAATAGATGCAGTTACATAGGTTCCTTTATTTTTTTTCTGAGTATCTTTTCTAACTCCCTTGACCATTCTCCAAGTGTTCCACTCATACTCAACTTCTATATGCCATATCATCTTTCTCATTTTTTCTTTTTAATCTTACCAATAAAACATAGGTCTAATGTTTTAACTTTAGTAAATAAGTCTTCAGCTCCTGGTCTACTAGATAGCTCATAAAAATCCCACCCCTTTACTTTATCTATACACTTATCGTGAACCATTTCTTGTAAATCCTCTTTTGAAACCTCAATCCAATAATCTTTTGTTTCAAAGGCGAATCCATCAGCATCCCCATACAACCATCCTTTGTTACCTAAAACGTTCTTAAACTCAACGAAATGTATGTTCTCGTTGTCTTTCTTAATAGCTTTAACATCTATCTTGACACCATTTATACTAACATCCCAGTGTTGTTTAATATCTTCTTGTTCTGTAGAGAACTCTATATTATTTTGGTCAGTTGCTCCATTGTAAATCCTAGCGTACTCTTTCTCAGCATTCTTACCTCTAATCATATCTTCTCTTTTCTTTTGTTTACTCTTGTATTTCATGGAACTTAGTTAATTCTCTCTGAAACCTAAGACCCAGAACACCTGTTCCAATATTCCTACCCTTAGCAAATATTATCTCTGCCAATCCATCTGTACTGTTTCCTTTATCATCCTGCGTTATACCATAATACTCTGGTCTATAAACTAATACTACCACATCAGCAGCTTGCTCTATCTCTCCTGATTCTCTCAGGTCTGCTATTGTTGGCCTACTCTCTGCTCTTTGACCAACACCCCTGTTTAGTTGCGACAAGGCTATAATTGTTATGTTTAGTTCCTTGGCTATATTTTTTAATGCTCTTGCTACTTCTGATACCTCCTGCTCTCTACTCCTCCCTTTCTTATCGTTAGATACAAGTTGTAGATAGTCAACCATAAATAACTTTACCTTCTTTGTGATGACATATTGCCTTATTCTATTTAGAAGGTGTTTTAGGGAGGAGGAGGAGCACTCATCAACATACAGGGGAACTCTTTCTATTCTTCCTACACTCTCGTGTATTTTACTTAATTCTGTCTGGTCTAATGTGCCTTTCATTATCCATTTATTATCTATACCTGAGTCAGATGACACAAGCCTACTTAATAATTGTTGTGAGCTCATCTCATAAGAAAATAAGCATGTTGGAGTTTTACCATAAAAAGCACTATTAAAAGCAAAAGCTAAGGCAAGAGAGGTTTTACCCATAGAGCTGGCACCCCCCACGATGACCAGGTCTGTCTCTTGCCAGCCTCCTGTAAATTTATCAAGACTCTCGAATCCAGTTGTTATACCATTGAGACCCTCGTGATTCATTTTATGTTCTATACTTTTTAATAGACCAGATAACTGTTCTGAAACCTCTACTATTCCATCCTTACTTACACTACCAATCCTGCCAACCTCTTGTTCTACATAGTCAATAACCTCAAAGACATCATCCCCACTCTTTAACATCTCAGATATTTTAAGGTTCATGTCCATCAACTGCTCTTTCTTCTTCTTCTCATTTAATATAAGTATGCATGTTAAAGCCTCTGTCTGCATATACGATTCTTCATGCATCATTTTTGCTAAATCATATGTTAGGTTTTCCCCTTTCTTTTTTATGGTTTCATTTATACTTATTAAATCTATCTTGTTTCCATTCTCAAGCTCCTCTGATATATAATTAAATATTTTTCTATTCAATGGGTCTTCAAACAATTCACCACTGACAAGAGAGTGATTGTTATAATACTCTTGAGGGTTGTTCATAAACTTCCCTATAAGTGTTCTTTCTATTTGTATACTATCTACTAACATTTGTAAAATTTGGTGTTTTATATTCTGTTTTTACTGTATTAACTTTGGATATAACTTCGTTTCTCCAACCCTTTTGATATATCCATGTGCTAGGGTTTTTTCTATATTGTTTATCAGGAGTAGACCTAACATATATGTCTACCATTTTTAAAGCCTCTTGCATGTCAGATATTGATAGCTTCTTCCATTTCTTTATACAATCATCTCTATTTACTTTCTTATCATACCTATCCCAAAAGTCCCTAAACATATCTAGTTTTTCTGACAATATCTTTTCACTTGGTTTAGTTACAGTTGTATCTTCTGTTGCATCTCTAAAAGAGTTAGCTATCCTACTAAAAACATTTTTAGCAAAACTTTCAGAAGGATATACTTCTTCATGTTTTCTTGAAGATATATAGAATACAATCTTTTTACCATCTAAGTAATACTGGTCTATTTTATTGCTTTCTACAAAAGAGTCTGTATTTATTTTTATAAGCATAAGTGAGTTTGTTTATTTATCATAGTGATTGTCAAGTAGAGGGGAGCCATGACACTCCCCAATACATGAACAAAATAAAAAAGAATAATTAAAAGGGTAAATCGTTTCCACCTGAAGACGCTGTCTCTTTTTGAGGTTCAGGTTTAAAGTCATTAATCTTAACATAATGAGTTTTACCATATTCATTAGCACCACCTTTATTGGCACCAATAGTTAAGTTAACGTACTTCTTACCCTCATACTCATAAACATGCTCTCCAATCTTATCAAGATGAACAGTCATATTAATAATTGAGCCACCATCGTCAAATTTGACTTCTTTACCATTTCCACAAAAAATTGCTTGCTTTTCCATAATTAAAATAATTAAATAGTTATTAAATAAATAAATTGTTATACGCCCACGTGTCATCAACATTCATCATCTCTGAGATTAATCTAATCTCTTGTGCTGAGAATGTATCAGGAGAATTTAATCTCTTTGATATTGTTGGTCTGGACACGCCAACATAGTCTGCTACTTCTAACTGTGATATTTTTCTTGTCTTGAGTTCGTTTTTTAATTTCATGATTTCTTAATTTTAAAGTATTGATTCAACATAATAGTCTTTGATTTCTTTTTCTTGTTTTATAAAGTAATGGTCATAAAGGTTTAATAAGTTCTTATACTTCTCTCTACCATATTCAATAAACTCTTTGCTACACATATATATACCCACATCGTATGGTTCAGTTTTTTCTATAACAATAAACCAAAACTCATCAGCTCCAAACCCATCCAAATAAAAGGCAGATTGTCTATCATACCCATATTTCATGCACGAGCCTCTAAAAGAGTTCATTGTGTGGTTTTGTGTTGTCTTTATGTCAACCATAATTTTAACACCATTTTCTTCCTTATAATAATCAGTCTTTCCCTTACAATAAACACCTGTATCTCCATCTTCCCAACAATTAACAATTTCAGCCTTACCACCTGACAATAGATTAACAACTCTAGGTATTGACAATAACTTCTCTCTCATTTTTAATAGAGACCTAGTTTCTCCCTGAGTTATGATTGTTTTATCATCATTACCTGCCTTAAACTCATCCCAAGCCTTACCCCTCCTTGTTCCATCATAAGATATAACCTGCTCTTTATATTTCTCAGGCTCTAATATGTTTAAGTGAAAGGCTCTACCAAACAACAAAGCATTAGTATCATCTTGACCATACTTTCTATAATGTTCTAGTTTTGCAGGAGAGTGCTCTAACTTACCAAGTTGTGAATTAGTAATAAAGTTCTTGTCTCCATAGTATAGAGTATCACTTTCAAAATCTTTTATATATTTAGAAAAATCCATATACTATTTGTTTATTTCATTCATTAATATCTTTCGCTGGTCTTCTGTCATAGAATAATTTTCCATTCTTTGCTTAACAACTAAAGACTCTCCATCCTTTATTGCTTTCATCATAGCATCAAACTGACTACTTGTTAGTTTTTTTTTACCACTAACTTGTGGTTTCTTTGGCACTTCTGTTTGTGCTATTGCAGTTGCAACCTCTTGTGCTGAAGCAACCTGACTATCTATTCCTATGCCAAAGTTTGCTAACGCCCTACCCCACGCAGATGTTTCGCAAACCTCGACATAAGATGTCTTGTTTATAAAACTTGCAGACTTAACTTCATGTGCATGACCTGTTGCTATTACCTTATCTCCATGAGCTATAATAGCTTTGATTACGCAGTGTTCATCTGTACATTGTATTATTTCTGTTATTAATGAGTGTTCTGGGTGATTCTCCCTAAAGTATTTAAGTCTTTCATTGACTTCTACATACTGTTTACCCTTGATATTGATTGTTTTTAGTTTAGCCATAATTAAATTAAATTAAATTGTTTTTACAAATATAGTTAAAAAATATATCAATTATACTTGTTTGGTACATATTTTTTCTTAAAACTTATTAACAAGTCTTGGTACCTTTCTTTTTCACTTTTTTCTTTGAGCCATAAGTTTTTGTATTTATCAAGCTCTTTATTTTGTTCCTGTATCTTATCTTTCATGGATAGATTCAAGTCTGCCTGTTCGTCTTTGTCGTTTATATATAATCCTAACAAGTCCATAGCTTTATCGTACATTCTTCTGTATGATAAATCATATTGATAGTCAGTATCGTGCATACCTCTTGCGTGTACAACAGAGGCATGATTCTTATAACCTATAACATCTCTAACCATGTGATTTGTGTAGTTAAAATTCCTAAATAATATGTTTACCAAAAGCTGTCTTGATACTACAACATTCGCTTGTCTTGTAGCTCTCTTGTTCCTTATTATTTTATTAACAGGCACATTGGATACTTCAGATATTATTTCTACTATATTCTTTTCTATAATTCTCATAATTTTCATCTTTTAGTCAGCATTAGTATTATTATTATCATTCCAAAAATTATCATAAGGTCTAAGCCATCAGGTACACAACCATAATCAGCTAACCAATAGTCTTTCCAATATCTATTCATAGTGATTCTTTCTTTAATTTATTAATATATTCTTGAGCTTCATTTCTAGTTCTGAACAACTTTCTTACAGGTTCTATATTATATATCTCCTCGCTAACATCGTCCCAACAAGACCACATAATCTCGTATGTGTGTAGATTATAAACCTTGTCTTTGTGTTTGATTACGATATAATAATCATCGCCCTCTTTAAATGGGTATCTTTTCATAATGTTTATTTATTTTATATTTTGGAGAGGGTAACTGTTTTCCAATTCATATAGTTCAATAACTAATTGCTCAAATTCAGATAAATCTTCTACTGAACCATTGTAATCATACTGTTCCCATATCTCGTTCATTCTGTCTTTTACTTCGCTTATTCTTTTTCTATTTACCATAACTAATCTTCTATTTCTTTAAGTCCCATCATATCCCCAATATCTTTTATAGCTATCCATATTGTTTCTGCTGTTCCATCATTATCCATAGCACTATCCAATACGTCCATCGCCTCTTCGTTAGTACACTTAAAATATCTTTTTACATCGTCTACGTGATATAAACTTCCTGTATAAAACCCTGCATTATTTAATGTTTCTATTGCTTTTGCAATAGGGTTTTGAATTTTTAATTCTTTATCCATAATGTTTATTTATTTATTGAGTTTTTATATCATAAACTTCCAATACTTCCCAACCATCATCAGTTAGTGTATTTATTATTTCTTCTTCATTATCTGTTAGCAAATCATACTTCTCCATTGAATATGCCCCAAATTTTGCTATAAACCTACATTGATATTTTTCCATAATTTTATTTTTTAATCGTTCCAATATGCTTTCTCACACCCATCAGAACAAAAT